CAACGCCACGCCCCGTTGCGGTCGCCGCCCCTCGAGAGGCGACCTTGCCCGATCCTTCGGCCGTTCCCCTTCCGGTCGCCATGGCCGCGCCGGCGGCGACGACGGCCGCGGATGCACTCGCCGTACCCCGGCCCGTCGCAGTCGCCGATGGCACGGTGTACGTGATGCGGAGCTTGCACTTCACCTTGCCGGTGTTGAAGTTCAGGCCCCAGTAGGAGTCTCCACCCCCCTGGATGCTGTCGTCCCAGACCTTGACGTCGGTGTCGCCAACGCGATTGACGTAGTTCTCGGGATGCTGCGAGTCCTGGTTGAGATCAAGCCAGGTGTTGTCGTTCGGCTCCGCCAACAGCGTGACCATCAGGGTCCCGCCCTCGAACTCGGCGGCCGTCCCGTTCAAAGCGGCCCCGATGAAGCTGCCGATCGAGAACTTGATGTAGGTGGTGTCCGGCTCGCCGCCCGGTTGCCCCGTGTTCAGGCGAACGAGGAACTCGACCTTCGAGATGAGCGCGTTGTCTGGCAGGCTGGACGTGTTGAAGTTGAAGAAGGCCCGCCACTTCTGCCCGCTGCTTGTGTCCTGCCCGGTCTGGCAGTTGCCGTAGCCCGTGGCGGCCATGTAAAAGGACGGCGGCGTGAAGGTGATCTTCCCGCTCTTGCTGTCGACGAAGTTGAACTCAGTGACGCTAGGCATGGCATTCGTACTCCCGGCAGATGCGAGGCCGCGCCTCGTACACCGTGCAGAGCCGAGTGTCGGGATCGAAGAAGCAGCAGCGCGTGAAGACCATCCCGGGCGGGCTCGGGATCCTCATCGCGCGCGTGAACGTGCCGGCGTTCGTCGTCACGAAGTGGTCATCCAAGCATCCGCCAGCCGCGGCGAGGATCCGCTCCGCCTCTTTAGCGGACACCGGGACCGTGGAGCAGCACTCGCCGCCGCACGCGCACGGATCGGCCTTCGTCATCTCACCGGCCCGCTCGCGACGGCCTACTCCATCCGGAGTTTCAGGGCTCCGGCCGCGATCTTGAAGACCCCGCCCGTGCCGACGACCTGCGCTTCGTCGAGGGCTCCGTGGTGGAGGAGGTTGCCGCCGGTGGCCGCGTCCCTGGCACCGAAGTGCGTGATGGTCCCCCAAGGAGCTGTGGCCGTCGGGAAGACGATGTCCTCGGCGTTGGTCACCATCTTGCCGACGCCGTCGGTCACGGCGAGGTTGAACTGCGGCGCCCCGCCGCCGTTGGGGTTCACGAGAGCGCGGGCGTAGCTGCCGCCCGAGACCTCGGTCCCCGTGTCCGCGTCCGTGGGGTTCGAGGTGTAGAGCGCGATGTAGATGCTCGAAGGTGGCGTGAACGCGACGGCGTTGTAGGTGTGGTCCAGGTATTTCGCTTCGAGATAGTCAGACAGAGCACTCACAGTTCTCTTCCTCCTCTGGCCCGGTCACGGGCCGGATCCTGGTCAGCGACTCATGGCCGGCATGCGGTCCCGAAGCCGGTTCACGCCGGCCATGCGGCCCGCTTTGCTTCCGTTGCCGTTCTCGCCTGGGCTCTCGTCGTCCGGCGGCTCGTTGCCGTTGCCTTCCTTCTCGTCGGTCGGCGTCTCGCCGGAGACGGAGATGCCGTACTCGCGCGCCAGAGCCTGTTCACGCGCGAGCTCGGCGAAGACGTCCTCGAGGTCCTCCCCCTTCTCGGCGAGGAAGCCGGTGCGCGTGCCGAGGCCGTTCTGGATCGAGATCACCGCGGCCTTGGCCTCCTTCTCGGGATCGATCCACTGCCAGCCCCGGGGACGATGCCGGACGCCCATGTAGCGGCCGGGCTCGCGCGACGCGAGCTTGAGGGCCCCGGTCAGAAGCGCCATGCCGAGCCAGGTCGAGTAGAGCGGCCGGCGCCACATGTCGATGAAGTCCTGCTGGATCGATCGCCAGTCGTCGCGCTCGACCAGCGCGAAGCTCCGCATCGTGGAGTAGCTGACCCCCTCGGCGTCGTTGGCGAGCACGTTGTAGAAGACGCTGAACCCGGAGGCGATCTTCCGGAGCATCTGCTTGATGAAGGCGGGGAACTGCGCAGTCGGATGCTCCGGCTCCCAGGCCTTGAACTCATAGCCGTCCGGCACGATCTCGAAGGTCCCGGGGTTCGCCTCCATCGTAGCGGGCTTCTGCTCGCTCGCGAGGTCCCCGGCCACCGAGTCGGTCCTCTTCTCGAAGAGACCCATCTTGGAGGCTCCGATCCGGGCCGCCACCGCCTCACTCTCCTCGTAGGCGTTCAGCATGTGGGCGGGCACCATGACCGAGTGGACCCAGGTCACACCGCGGGTCTGGTTCACGCGCTCGGGGTCGTAGAGGTGGAGCATTTCGCCGGCAGGGACGAAGTAGCGTTCTCGCATGAGGTCGATGCCTGCCGCGCTCCACACCCAGTACCCGACCGGGCGGCCGATGGCGTCGATCTCGACCCCCATCCGGATTTCGTTCTCACTCCCACGGCGGGACCGGTTGAAGGTCTCGTCGATCAGGTCGGCGTCGATGGCTTGGAGCGCCAGGCCGTACTTGTTTCCCTCGAACCCCCGCCACAGGCGCACGAAGGCCTCTCCGTCGCAGGCCATGGTCTTCAGGATCAGCTTCTCGAAGCGGCGGAGCGTGAGCTTGCCGTCGACCGTGACCGGCGCGAGCGCCCAGTCGTTCCATGCGGCCTCGATGGCGGCGTTGGTTCTGGAGTCGGCGGTTTCTCCGGCCCAGACCTGCGCCTGGAGCTTGATCCCCATGGGACCGATCACGTTGTTGGCGAGCAGCCGGAAGTAGCGCTTGACGTAGCTGTTGTTGCGGCCGAGCTCGCGCGCGCGAGCGCGGAGGAGTCGGAGGTCGCCGCGGATCTCCTCGTCGGCAGAGCGGGCCTGGGCGATCCAGTCGAGGAGCAGCCGGTGCACCCCGGCGCCGTCGAAGACGCTCCGGCGCCCCGCGATCTCGGCCCAGGCAAGCCGGAACGCCCGGCCCAGACGGCGACGGAACGGCCGCCGCTTCATCGGTCGAACCCTGGCCCGGTGAAGGAAACCAGGACCGGCCGGGTCACGAAGTCGGGGTTCTTCAAGCGCGCGAGGCGGGACTCGAACGTGGCCAGGAGCGACACGGCCTCCTTGACTGGCATCTTCGAGACGGCCCGCCCGGCGATCTGGTAGCTCTCCATCCCCGCGGGAAGCCGGCCCTCGATGTGGGCCTTGAGCGCGGCGATCGCTCGCTCCACCCACTCCTGCTCGCTGCCCTCCGTTGCCTCCGCCAGGTTCGGGAGAACGGTGACCGTGCCCGAAGCGACCTCGTAGACCTCGCCGTCCTTCGAGACGCGCTCGACCCACTTGTAGAGACCGGGCGCGAAGGCGGAGGCAGTGTCATCGGCGGCGATGGTCACGACGAAGTCGTCGCCGTCCGCAGCCGCGGTCTTGGCCAGCACGGAGGCACCCGCCAGGTGGAGCTTGAGCGTCCAGCCGGCGCTCGCCGGGTAGTCGCTGAATCGCTTGCGGTACTTGACCGTCGTGCCGGCGGCGAAGGATTCGGGGATTGCGGAAAGCTCTTGCGCCATGCGGCCACGCTGCCACCCGGCCGGGAGCTCGACCAATCTAAATGACATTTAGATTGGTCGCCTCTTGCCGGGTCCGTCACCACTGGTGTCATGAGCACGGCAGCACTCGCGACCACGCGCACTGTCAAGGTGCCGCGGATCCAGTACCGGAACTTCGAAGTCGAGGTCGAGCCGCGCGCCGACGGCGCCGAGGGAGAGATCCGCCTCTACCCCCTCTCGTTCTCGAGCGAAGCCCCGGTGCGCCGCTTCTCGTGGGACACCTGGGAGGACTACGACGAGGTCCTCTCCCACGAGCCCGGCGACATCGACCTCATCCGCGCGAAGAACGGCTTGCCGCTTATCAAGTCCCACCAGCGGCTCTTGCACTTCGGATCGGTCAACGACGTCTCGCTCGATGAGAAGCGGAAGCGCCTGCGCGGCATGGCGAGCTTCTCCTCGATCCCGCTGGGTCAAGAGCAGGAGACGATGCTCCGCGAGGGGCACATCAAGACCGTGTCAGTCGGCTACCAGGTCCTCTCGATGGAGATGGTGTCGAAGGACAACAAGACCGGCATCGCCACCTACCGCTGTCGCTGGATGCCCTACGAGGTCTCCACCGAACCCATTCCCGCTGACTACAAGGTCGGCTTCGGCCGCACGCGAGCGGAGGCACGCGCGGGCGCCGGAGACGTCGACCTGGTCGAGTTCACGATCGAGGAGCCCGGCGGGCACACCGCCATGGAAGGAGAGCGCTCAATGAGTGTCGAAGGAAACCCGCCCGCAAAGGGCACCGAGACTCCGGCAACGCCGGCGGCGGTCGCACCGCCCGCGGCGGCTCCATCGGCATCGGTCGAAGTCCGCGATCGCGGCGCCGAGGCCGCCGAGATCATGGAGATGGCCCAGGTCCATGGCGTGACCGACCGGGCGGCCGGATGGATCCGCCAGGGCCTCACGCCCGACCAGGTCTCGCGCGAGATCCTGAAGGCGGTGCGCACCCACGGGCCCGCGCAGCCCTCGGCCGAATCGCTCGCCGCGATGCCGGCCAAGGACCGGAAGCGCTACTCGGTCCACCGGGCGATCCGGATGCAGGCCGAGATCATGGACGGAAAGCGGGGCCAGTACGACGGCCTCGAGGCCGAGGTCCACCAGGAGCTGACCAAGCACCGGACTGGCGCGGACCACGGCGGGATCCTCGTCCCGTGGCGGCTCCGCGACGAAGACGGTGGCCAGGAGCGCGTGCTTGGGACCACCCAGCCGACCGGCGGCGCCACGCTCGTCGGCCAGCAGGTCATGCCCGACATGATCGACCTGCTCCGCAACCGGGCCTTGGTGCTCGTCGCCGGCGCACGTCTCTACCCGGGCCTGCAGGGGGTCGTCTACTTCAACAAGAAGACCGGCGCCCCCTCCGTCACCTGGATGGAGGAGAACCCGCCGGCGGACGCGCCGCAGTCCGAGCCCGCCTACGGCTACGTCTCGCTCTCGCCCAAGACGCTGATCGGCCAGGTGCAGATCCCGCGGCAGCTGCTCGTCATGTCCTCGATCGACGTCGAGGCGGATGTGCGAAGCGACCTTGCGATCGGCCACGGCCTCGCGCTCGACCTCGGGGCGCTCCACGGGAAGGGCACGGACAAGCAGCCGATCGGGATCTACTCTGCCGCCGACGTCCAGTCACACGCGGTCGGTGGCGTGCCGGACCTCGAGGACATCACGACCATGCCGGCCTTGGTCGCGGACAAGAACGCGGACCTCGGATCGCTCTCCTGGATGACGACCCCGCTCATGGCAGGGGTCCTGAAGCGGACGCCGCTCGTCTCCGGCTACCCGGTCTTCCTCTGGGTGGGCACCTACCGCGAGGGAGAGCTCGGCGGCTACCCGGCCCGCACCACGAACCAGATCTCGAAGACCCTTGGCGCTGGGAGCGAGCACGGCCTCATCTTCGGCAACTGGACCGACCTGCTCGTCGGCATGTGGGGCAACGACCTCGAGATCGTGGTCGACGTCGTCACGAAGGCGGCGCGCGGGCAGATCCTCATCACGAGCTACTCGATGGGCGACACCGCGGTCCGCCGCGGCGAGTCGTTCGTCAAGGGCACGGGCGCCACGCTCTCGTAAGGGTGCCAGGGATGGATCGCATGGCGGACCGGCAGACGCTCACGATTGAGATCACGTCGGGCCACTGCCTGGGCGGGGAAGGGAACGACGTCTACCCGGGCCAGGTCCTCGTGGCCCCGCGGGACCTCTCGATCGCCGACGCCTGGAAGAAGGTCCGGATGGGCTACGCCCGCGTGACCCCGAGCGCGCCCGGGGCGGGTCCGGATAGCACGGAGGCTCCCGGACCCGCCGTTGTCACTCACCAGGATCCGGGCCTAGAGAGCCGAGATCCCGTCATCGAAGCGCCGGAGGCGGCACCGCCGCCGGGGCACAGAGGCCGGCCTCGTACCGGCAGGAGGGAATCAGAATGACTCACCTGCTCAACGCCCTGGCCCAGGCGGTCGGGCTTGTGCTCGCAGCCGCGGCGAGGCGCACCTCGACCCTGACCGGCACGGGAATCGACGTCCTCCACTACGAGGGCGTCGCACTCGCCGTGCTCAACGCCTCAGCGGGCACGGGGACCAACCCGACGCTCGACGTGAAGCTCCAGCACTCCGACGACGACTCGACCTACGCCGACGTGACCGGCGGCGCGTTCACGCAGGTGACCGACGGCGCCGGCACGGCGGGCGTGCAGGTCAAGCGCATCAACGTCTCCGACCTCAAGCGCTACGTCCGTGTCATCGGGACGATCGCCGGCACCACGCCCTCGTTCGACTTCGGCGTGGAGTTCGTGGGGATCAAGAAGGCGAGCTGATGAACTTCCTCGGAGGATCGGACATCCCGGAGGTTCTGGCTGACCTCGCCCTGGTCGGCGGCACGGTCGCGGTCACTCTAGGCGAGACGACCACAACCGGCGTCCTCGATCGTGAGGCCGTCGAGGTCCTCGGGGAGGAGATGCCTGGAGCGATCTCCGAGGAGGAGGTCGTGCATGTCCAGACCGGCGCCCTGCCGGGCCTCGCGTCCGGAGCGGCGATCACGGTGGGTGGCTTTCCGTACGTCGTGCAGAAGGCACTGCCCTACGGCGACGGCGCCATGACCCGCATCGCGCTGAGGAAGCCATGAGCACGATCCGCGAACAGCTCGTGACGGCGGCCGTGACGGCGCTGGCCACGGGAGCTCCACCGGGCGTCCCGGCGCCGGTCCGAACTCGGCTGGACTCGCCGAGCGCGGACCAGCTCCCGGCGCTCACGGTCTATCAGGCCGACGAGACGGTCGAGACGATGCGCGACTTCAAGGCCGGCGGAGCGGCGCGCGGGCCCATCGTCCGGCGCTCGGTCCTCCTCAACGTCGAGGTCCTCACCAAAGCCGGGGCTGGCGAGGAGCCCGATAAGGCGGCCGACCCGATCCTGGCCTGGGCCACGAAGGCGCTGGGCGCGGCCGTCACCTTGGGCGGCCTCGCCAATAACCCAGCCGACGAGGTCGGCACGAAGTTCGAGTACGAGCAGGCGGAGACCTCGTTCTGCCGCTCGACGATGACGTTCCGGATCCAGTACCAGTCCCGCGCGGACGACGCGGAGCAGGTCGCATAGGGAGGAGAACATGCCCGAGGTCGTGAACGGCAACAACATCTTGCTCGGCCGGGGCAAGATCTACTTCGATCGTTTCGACGCGACCGGCGCGCGTACGGGCGAGCTCTTCCTGGGCAACTGCCCAACCTTCGAGATCACGCCGACCTCCGAGGACATCAAGAAGTACTCGAGCGCGGACAAGGCCGCGGACCTGATCGCCTCGGACGTGCTGCGGACGACGCTCGCCCTTCGGATCGTGGGCGATGAGTTCTCCAAGGAGAACCTCGCGATGGCGCTCTTCGGGGACACCGCGACGCTCTCGCAGACCGGCTCGTCGGTCACGAACGAGGCGATCGCGAACGTCCTCCAGGGCCGCTACTACCCGCTCTCGAAGCGCCAGGTGAGCTCGGTCACCGTGACCGGTCCCAGCGGCTCGCCCGTCTACGTGGTCGACGACGACTACAAGGTCGACGCGGTCACGGGACGCATCTACATCGTCGAGGGCGGCGCCATCACGGACGGGTCCGACATCGAGGTCGACTTCACCTACGCCACGATCGCGCTCCCCACGATTCGCGGCATGAACCAGACGTCGGTCAAGGGCTACCTGCGCTTCATCGGTGATCCGGCCCGGGGACCCAAGTACGAGTGCGAGATCTGGCGGGCCTCGGTCCGCGCCGACGGCGCGATCGGGTTCATCTCGGATGAGTATTCGAGCTTCACGCTCACCGGCGATATCGAGTCCGATGCGGTCAACCATCCGAACGAGCCGCACTACCGGCTCATCAAGGTCGCCTGATGGCGGCCACGGAGAAGCACGTCCTCGGCGGCCGGACGTTCCTCACGGTCACGGAGTCGACCGTCGAGCAGGACTTCCGCTTCCTAGCACTGGTCAAGCGCGCCCGGATCGACGAGATCGTGATGGAGCCCGGCGACAGCCCCGAGACCTTCGCGCGGCGGCTGCTCGAGGCGACGGTCGAGAGCGGAGCGATCCTTGACCTCCTCGGGTGCCTCCTGGTCCCAGAGGAAGCGGCCCCTCGGGACCGGGACCCCGGGGAGGTCTGGACCCGTGAGATGGGCGAGGAGACCGCGCGCTTCTTAGGCCACCTCCGCGATCCCGCCGACAAGGCGAAGATCCGAAGCCTGGTGCTCTCGCTCCTCATCTGTTTTTTCGAGAGCGGGATCGTCTTTTTGTGGACTTCGACGACATCCTTCGGCGAGGCGATCCCGAACGCGACGAAGGCAGAGCCGAGCCCGGGCGATACGGACCCTGGACCGAGCTCGTCCTGGAACTCGCCGACGGCGACCACGATCGAGCCGAGCGGATGGTCCGCTGGCCACTTCGAGTCGCCCTGCGCTCTTACCGCCGCCGGATGAGGGAGGCCGCCCTGGAGGACTATCGGCACCGGCTCCTTTGCTGGTGCGTCACGGCACCGCACGCCGCCAAGGGATCGCGCCCGAGGCCGCCGGACCTACCGGAATGCTTGAGAGGACGAGCTACGGATGGCCACTCCTGATGTCCGTGTCCGGCTCTCGGCCGAGGGCGTCGCCGAAGTCGTCGCCGCGCTGAAGAAGGTCCAGACTGAGTCGGAGAAGACCGCCGGCAAGCAGTCCCGCGGCTTCCTCGGCCTGAACCGCGTCCTGGGATCCACCTCCTCCCTCCTGAGCGGCCTCGGTGTTGCCCTCGGCGTCCACCAGTTCCAGCAGTGGATCCAGTCCTCCGTCGACGCGGCCGACCGGACCCTGGAGCTGAGCCAGGCCGTCGGCGCCTCGACCGAGCACCTCTCGGCCCTTCATCTGGTCGCACGCACGGCCGGCGTGGACCTCGATCAGCTCGGGGTCTCCCTCGCCCGGCAGAACAAGTTCATCGGCGAGGCGAACGAGGGGAACAGCAAGGCGGTCGCGACGCTGCGCGACCTCGGGCTCACGCTCCGCGACTTCAAGGGGAAGGACTCTGTCCAGGTCTTCGAGCTGCTCGCGAAGCGGATCTCCGCGCTGCCGTCCCCGATCCAGAAGACGAAGGCGGCGATCGACATCTTCGGACGCTCCGGCGCGAACCTGATCCCCACGATGAACGAGCTCGCCGAGGAAGGTCTCGGCCGGGTAGTGGAGCGCGCCCGAGAGCTCGGGGTGCTGATCGACACCCGGCTCGCCCAGGCCGCGGACCAGCTGAACGACGACTTCGAGCTCCTGAAGGCGCAGTCCGAAGGCCTCGGCACACGGCTCGCGGCGGGACTCGTGCCGCAGCTCTCTCAGGCGCTTCAGATCGTCAGCGGAGATCTCAAGCAGACGACGAGCGCGTGGGAGGAGTTCGGCAAGGAGATCGGCCTCGTCGTCAAGTTCATCGTCGCCGTCGTCTCCTCCGCGTTCGATCTGGTCGGGACCGCGCTTGGGTTCCTGCTGATCCGGATCGACTCCGGCGCCCGCGCGCTCTGGGCCCTCGTCCGGGGCCGTGTCGACGAGGCGAAGGGCTTCATCCGCGCGGCGAACGAGACGATCGCTCGCGAGCAGGACGCCCTCACGGAGCGTCTGAAGGGTCGCTTCGAGCTCACCATCTCGGCACCCCCGACGCCGGCCCCGCGACCGGAGACACCCCCCGGAGAGCTCCCCGAAGATCCCGCAGAGCTCGCGGCGAAGCGCGCGCAGGCCATGCAGGCCTCCCTCGACCGCGAGCTTGCCCTCACGCGGACCATGGCGAGCCTCAAGAACGCGGCCGAGAAGCGCGCCTTCGAAGAAGGCCTCACGAGCGTGCGTGACTACTACGAGGCCCGGCGCCGGATCGCGGAGGAGGCCTTCGCCAAGGAGATCGAGGCGCTGGAGAAGAAGCGCACTCTCCTGGCGGCAGAGACCGACCCCGCCAAACGACTCCAGGAAGAGGGGAAGATCGAGGCCGACCTGGCGAAAGCCCGGCTCGATCACGAGGAAGAGGTCGCGACGCTCCTCGCGGAAGAGCTCGAAGCGGTCCGGGATCTCGGGCGGGAGCGGCTCGCGCTCGAGAAGAACCTCCTCGAAGCTCAGGGCCGGCGCCACGACGCCGCGCTCTTGGGGATCGATGAGGAGATCCGGAAGGCCGACCTCCTCCTGCGCAAGCAGGGCGCCTCTGATGCGGAGCGGGAAGCCACGCTCGCGCGGCTTCGCCAGTCACTGGAGGCCGGAGTCAACTTCGACGAGGTGAAGCGCCAGGCCGAGGAGGCGCTCTCCTCGCTCGACGCGGCCCGGGGCGAGATCGAGGCGCGAGTCTCCGCGGGACTGCTCTCGCAGGTCGAAGGCGAGCAGCAGCTTCTCGCCATCGAGGAGGAGCGGCTCGCGGCGCTCCAAGCTCTGGCCGTCGCACTAGAGCAAGCGGCGCTGGCCACCGGCGATCCGGAGAAGATCGCCCAGGCACAGAGCTATGTGGCTTCGATCCGGGACCTCGGGTTCGCCGTGGAAGGCGCCCGCGCCTCGTTCGCTGCCTTCGGGAAAACCGCGCTCGATGCGGGCCGCGAGGCCCTGACCGAGTTCTTCGACACCGGGATCACGGGAGCGAAGTCGTTCCGGGACGCGGTCCGGGACATGGCGCTCTCCATCATCGCCGACCTCCGGCGCCTGGCCGCGCAGCTCATCGCCACCGCGATCCTGAAGAAGATCGCCGGCGTCTTCGGCGGCGGCGGTCTCGTCGGAGGCGAGGGCGGCGAGAAGAAGGCGGAAGGCGGTCTCCTCGGTGGCGTCGGGACCGGCACCTCCGACTCGAACCTCGCCTGGTTCTCCCGTGGCGAGTACCTCGTCCGCGCGGTCGTGGTTCGAGAGCCTGGCATGCTCCGCCACCTCGAGGACCTGAACCGCCGCGGCGTCCGGGCCCTGGTCCAGACGCCTGTCGTGATCGAGGCATCCGCGCCCCGATTCGCCGAGGGCGGGCTCGTCGACAAGGGATCGGCGGCAAGTGACGGTGCGGGTGAAGGCCGACTCGTCGTCGGCCTCGAGGAGGGCCTCGTCCTCCGCTACCTCGAGACCTCGGCAGGACAGCGCGTCCTCGTCCGGGCGATCGGCAAGAACCGTCGGGCCATCCGCTCGGCGCTGGGGACCTGAGCATGTTCGAGATCGGGATCGCCGACGACTACATCGACCTGCTGGAGCGCCTGGACACCTTCCTGAGCGCCAAGGGGTCGGCGTTCGGGCTCTCATTCTCCGGGACCGGGGACGGGGCCTTCACGGCGTACTCCGGCCGGGCGGCATCCGTCGCCGAGACCTTCACGATCACGGCGACCTCGCCAACCTCCTTCGATGTCGTGGGCTCGGTCTCGGGATCGATCGGGCCAGCCACGGTGGGGACGCCTTTCGTCCACGCGAAGATCGAGTTCACGATCACCGCGGGCGGGACCGCCTTCGTCGCCGGAGACCAGTTCGTGATCTCGACCGCGCCCAAGTGGACGACGCTCCGGCGCTGTCTGGGATCGAAGGTGCTGGCCACCCAGAGCAACACCGGCACCTATGCCGCACAGAACCTCGTCGACGGGAAACCCGATGGGGACACCAACAACTACTGGCGCGTCGACAGCCCGATCACGATCCCGCAGGACATCGAGATCACGCTCTACCAGGAGGAGACGATCGTCCAGTACCAGCTCTCCGAGTTTGTGAACTGGTACTCGCCCGAAGACTGGACCTTCGACTACTGGAACGGGTCGGCCTGGGTCACGCTCGATAGCGTAACCGGCTTCAATGGAACGACCGGTGTCGTCTACACCTTCAACGTCGACTCACCCATAGCCGCAACCCGCTACCGCCTGCACATCACGAAGACCAAGTTCACCTCGGCCGTGATGCTGGGGATCATCCGTCTCCTGCGGGCGGACGGCACGGACGCCGCGACGGGACAGCTTGTCTGGAAGGCGCCTGGCAATGACGGGGACAGCGAGATCTACGTCGGGCTGAAACCCTTCGAGCGAGCCGACGCCGACTACTACGACTGGGAGATATTCGGCTTCGACGGGTTTGTGTCCACCTCCCATCTGCGGCTCCAGCCGGGTGCCCACGGCCGCCTCTACCTCCCGCTCTGGCAGGCGACCATCCCCTACTGGTTCATCGCCGACGGCCGGCGAGCGATCGTGATCGCGAAGATCAACACGCAGTACGAGATGGCCTATCTGGGTCTCCTCGACCCCTACTTCTCTCCCGGCCAGTGGCCCTATCCCCTGGCACTCGGGGGAACGCTCGCCCTCGGAGAGACACCGGTCGGCTTGTCGAGCACGCTCTACCGGTGGTCCGAAGCGAGCGACAAGCACCGGATGCCCACGCACGCGGACACGCTGAGCAATACGCCGCCGAGCCTCAAGCCCGAGGACGCGCAGCTCCGGGCCCGCAATTTGG